ATATTTCTCAGCTTGCTATCAAGAACCGCACGGACCAATCTGATGGTCCGACTCGAGTGCCTGCTCATGAACTCGAAGGTAGAGTCCTGGAGCGGCTAATCGCCTTTCTAAAATCTGACGCAGGAAGGAGTGAAGCGATTGCCATCCTTATCCTCGATTAAGCCGGTGAGAGACTCGACGCCTGCTCCCTGGCCCGCTTACGGCGCGTCCTAAGATTGCTGTCCAGCTGAGCCTGGACTTTCTCCCAAAGGTCCATCGGTACGATGCCTATGTGTTCTCCCGGATACCACACCTCGCGATGCCGGGTCTGACTGATATAAAGACGGTTCCGTAAAAGGCCGTACAAGGCACCCCGAGCGAATGGAGCCCCTCCCAAGTGCGCTCCGGTTTTGGTTACCCAAACCTTACTTCTGACTTTCTCACGATCCAGTTGCAGCGCCAGCTTGGAAACGCAACCGACTTTCAGATAGAGCGCAAAGATCTTGCAGACAAGAGCAGCTTCAGTCGAATTTGGAACCAACTTGCGTCCTTCGAGGTCGTAGCCGAGTGGCACGAGTCCTCCCATCCACATTCCTTTCTTCTTAGAGGCCGCGATCTTGTCCCGAATCCTCTCTCCCGTGACTTCCCGTTCGAACTGTGCGAAGGAGAGCAGAATGTTAAGAGTGAGACGGCCCATCGACGACGTGGTATTGAACTGCTGCGTGACGGAGACAAAGGAAACTCCTCGGGCATCCAGCGCTTCCACAATCTTGGCAAAGTCTGAAAGGCTACGCGTCAGACGGTCAACCTTGTACACGACGATGACATTCACTTTGTTGGCCTCGACATCCTCCAACAAACGTTTCAGTGCCGGACGCTCCATCGTTCCGCCGGAGTATCCACCGTCATCGTAGCGTGTCGGAATCACCCGCCAACCCTCTTGACGCTGACTCAGAATGAAGGCTTCCGAAGATTCGCGCTGGGCGTCCAGCGAGTTGAAGGATTGTTCGAGACCTTCTTCTGAGGATTTCCGGGTGTAGATAGCACACCGCAGCACGGGCTTGTGTTCGAAACTCATTGCGCCTCCTTTGACTTCCCAGCGCCTTGTCCGTTCTTGAACCCGAAAAATAGTGGTCCTGACCAGCGGGTACCGGTAATGAGACGGGCGATCTCGGAGAGGCTCTTGTATCGCGCACCCTGATACTCGTAACTGTTGGCTTCCACATTCACGAGGTGGACTTGATCACGCCACTGTCGAACCAGGCGCGTGCCAGGCCGAAGTTGCGGTCGAGCTGAAATTTCAGAGTCGCTGTCTCTCTCAAAGGCACGGCTCAGTTGACGAAGTCGGGTACGGGCAAGCGACTTAAGTGATCCGAACGCTTGTTCCTGAAGCCGATGAGCAAGGATCGGAATCATCAGATCTCTGCGTAGTTTCGGCGTCGGTGCGACATCGAAAAGTTGCTTCCACAATTCCTCTAGAGCCGCTTTGTTAAGCTCAGGTAATTCCCTAAGACGCACGCCAATCGGATCTGGCATAACCACCTCCAGCCATACATTGACGCTTCCTTTCAACGAAAGTTCAAGCCGAATCTGACTCGAAAACGACGCGGATCCGGCCGATTCAGAGCACTTTGTGGCGCATGGCCGCCCGGCAAGCGGTACCACGACGATAAACCTCTTCGGTTGACAAGGATTGACAAGCAAACGCCGTTCTGAAAATCTGCCGGGAGCATTGGATTTCTCCGAGCGCAGGCCCCCTCCCTAAGCTCCAAACTCAAACTGTATTGCTAGTGCAAACCAATTTCTTCGGAGGAGTCATGAAGAAGGTGGGAAGACCTACGACGAATGGGCAGCGGCCGCCGTGGATGTTGGAAAGGGTGGCGGCAATTCTCTACGCCTACAACCGGTTCAGAAAAGCAGGGGAGAAGCACAGCGTTGCAGTCAGTGAAGCGGCAAACTATATCCGAGAGGAGGCTCCCTGGATGCCGATTTCAGAGACAGGAGTCAAGCGCACAATCGCGGAGTGGCAACCAAACTGGATGACAAAATGCATGGTGGTCACTAAGCCGGATCCAGCACATAGGATTCTTCAAGTGCCGATCCGCAAAGATGGCAAAGTCGTTCTTGAGCCCCGCAGAATCGTATATACCGTGAGCTATGGGTCACGTCCGGTCTACCCACGAACGAATGCAGCCGAGAAGTCTGCTTGAATTTGTCGCTATGCGGTAGCTTTTTCCGGCGTAATTTGTTTTCGCGAGAGATCCTGTAATTTCTCCAATTAATTATTTGGACCCAAACTTTCCGTGACTGTTTTGCTCCTTTGTCGCAGAATCTTTCTGCGATGAAAAAAGCGAAAAGATTAACTCCAAAGTCCAAAGCCGCCGTCAATCCGGCGTGCGTTGAGCCAAGCCTACCTACCGCCATCATTCGAATCCCGATTGAAGAACTGAAGCTCGATCCGAAAAATCCTCGAGTGCATGGTGATCGTCAGATAGATCAACTGGCAAAAAGCATTAGGAGTTTCGGTTTCGTCTGGCCCGTGATGATTGACGGAGCGCGCCGCGTTCTGGCGGGTCATGGCCGTATTGAGGCGGCCAAAAGGCTAGGCTTCCTAGAAGTACCAACCATTAGCATCCATTATCTGTCTGAATCGCAGCGCCGAGCTTTCGTAATCGCTGACAATCGTCTTGCCGAGCAATCGTCCTGGGACGAGAAGTTGCTGGCCGAACAGTTGAAAGAACTGCTCGAAGTTGACCTGGACTTCGATATTGAAGCCACGGGATTCGAAGTGGGTGAGATCGATGTTCTGCTCGAAGGAGCTGCACCCGAAGCGAACGGAGTGCCGGATCCGGCGGATGAATTGCCCGAAACCAAATCGGTCTCCGTGACGCATGAAGGGGACGGTTGGCTTATAGGTTCACACCGAGTTTTTTGCGGGAACTCACTCAAGCCAGAAAGTTACTCGATATTGATGGATGGTCGGCGGGCGGCCATGGTTTTCACGGATCCACCGTTCAACGTCAGGATTGACGGTCATGCCACCGGGCTCGGAACAATTCACCATAGAAACTTCCAAATGGCCTGCGGTGAAATGACGGAAACGGAATTCGTCGATTTCCTCGCCCAAGTGATGCAGCGTTGCGCGTTCCATACCGTCAACGGTTCGCTGCATTATGCGTTCATGGATTGGAGGCACATTGGGGAGATCCTGCAGGCTGGCAAGCGGGTCTATTCAGAACTCAAGAATGTTTGTGTCTGGACCAAACCAAATGCAGGGATGGGTTCACTTTACAGGAGTCAACACGAACTCGTATTCGTATTCAAGAACGGGCAAGAAAGCCATCGCAACAATGTTCAGCTTGGCCAGTTCGGAAGATATCGAACAAACGTCTGGCAATATCCCGGAGCGAACTCCTTCTCACGAACAACGAACGAAGGCAATCTGCTCGAATTGCATCCGACGGTAAAGCCCGTCGGACTCGTGGCGGACGCCATCATGGATTGCACTTCCCGTCACGATATCGTTCTCGATCCTTTTCTAGGAAGTGGCACGACCCTCATCGCCGCAGAACGTACCGGGAGAATATGTTACGGCATCGAGTTGGATCCTTTGTACGTCGACACGATCGTCCGCCGCTGGCAACGATTCACGGGTCTTTCCGCCACGCACGCGGATTCCAGCCGCTGTTTCGATGAGTTGGAGAAGGAGGCCGAGAATGAGCATAAACAATGACGATCCGGAAAGTCCCCGGCCCACCCGGTCCGTTGGATACGGTACCCCACCGGAGATTACTCGCTTCAAAAAAGGGGTTTCCGGCAATCCCAAAGGACGTCCGAAAGGCAGCCTGAACGTAGCCACCGCGTTCATGAAGGCCTTGCGCGAAAAAGTCGTGATTAACGAACACGGCCAGCGCAAGACGATCACAAAGCTTGAGGCCGCCCTCAAGCAACTGGCTAATAAAGGAGCTTCGGGCGACCTGCGGGCGCTCACTCAGTTGATTGCTTTGGCTCAAGACGCTGAAGCCAAGCAGAACGTGCCGGGCACACAAGAGATAGTTACCTCTGAAGTTGATCGAGAAGTCATGGAAGGCATCCTGAGTCGATTCGGGAACGCCACTGAGCAACAGGAAACGGAGGAGAACCACAATGGCAATATTGTCGACACTGAGCGCGGCTGAGTATCAGACCTTTGCGCGGAGCGACTTCTATACGTTCTTACACCGAGCTTTTCTGGAACTCAATCCCAGAGCCGCCTTCCTGCACAACTGGCACAATGAGTTGATCGCTTCAAAGCTGGAGGCTTGCCGCCGCGGGGAGATCACTCGACTCATCATCAACATACCGCCCCGCTCACTTAAATCGCACGCCGCCGCTGTGGCCTTCCCGACCTTCATTCTTGGCCACAACCCCAGCGCACGGATCATCTGTGCCAGCTATGGGCAGGATCTGGCTAGCAAGCACTCCCTGGACTGCCGGACCCTGATGACCAGTGAATGGTATCGCAGCCTGTTTGCGACCCGGCTCGCCCCTCAGAAACAGTCTGTGCAAGAGTTCCTGACGACCCAAAACGGTTTCCGGCTCGCCACTTCAGTCGGAGGTGTGCTGACCGGCCGTGGCGCGGATTTCATCATCATCGATGATCCGCTCAAGCCGGAAGAAGCGCTCTCCGAATCCCAGCGGAAAGCTGTCAACGACTGGTTTGACCATACCCTGTACAGCCGGATGAATGACAAGCAGACCGGATGCATCCTCATTATTATGCAGCGCCTGCATGAGGACGACCTGGTGGGCCACGTCCTGGAACAAGAAAGATGGGATCTCGTGCGACTTCCCGCCATCGCCGAAGAGGACGAAACCCACATCATTCGCTCACCGTATCGCACTTGGACGGCGCGGCGAAAGGCTGGGGAAGCACTACACCCGGAGCGGGAACCTTTGCCGGTTCTCGAGCATGTGCGGCGAACGCTAGGCGAGTACAATTTCGCCGGACAATATCAACAATCGCCGGCGCCGCTCGGTGGCGGCATGGTGCAGTCGAAATGGCTCAAAAGCTACGTACCCGGAGAAGAGCCTGCCGCGTTTGACATGATTCTTCAGAGCTGGGACACCGCCAACAAAAGCACAGAACTGAGCGATTTCAGCGTTTGCACCACCTGGGGACGCAAGAACAAGAAGTTCTACTTACTGCACGTCCTGCGCAAACGCATGGATTATCCGGAACTGAAACGGGCTGTGTGGCGGCAGGCCGCGCGGTTTCAGCCAACCAACATCCTGATTGAAGATAAGGCGTCGGGCACGCAACTGATCCAGGAACTCATCCAGGACGGAGTTTACGGCGTGACTCAGTACCAACCCACCGTGGAAAAGATCATGCGGATGAGCACGGCCACGAGCACCATCGAAAACGGATTCGTGTATATCCCTACCGAGGCTGAATGGCTGGCCGTGTATCTGCAGGAGCTGACGACCTTTCCCGCCTGCAAATATGACGATCAGGCGGACTCGACCTCCCAGGCGCTGGATTGGGTAAAGCAGAACACGCACGTATACGGGGTACTCGAATACCACCGGCAACTACAACTGCGGGCCCGACTTCGCCTGCCCGACGACTACGAGTTTGTTCAGTGCGATGAAGATGAGCCGATCACCGCAATTCAAGAGGGCACTGGGCGAACAATCGTTTGGACTGGATCCGGCTGGGCGGCGTACACAATAAAAGGTTAGATACGGCTGGCTTGCAGGCGTGTGATTCCGCGCTGCATACAGTGCAAAACAAAGAGGGCAAGGGGGTCCGATTATGGCGCCGCATCGGCTCGATGCTTCTTTGAATCTGCGACACCCACTGCAATTATCAATCAAGTTGAACCTCTTTTTTGTGTGCTTGGCTAGCACGGGTGTGAAGTCTCCCACAAATGCCATTTTCGGCGCCTTTCGGCCCGACACTCTCATGAAAACCACAGGCCGCGTGCTATTGCGAGTCTTAACTGCCTTCTCCAACTTCTCGCACCAAGGCTCAGACCGAAGGGCCGCCGATAGTCCCCACATAACAGGCAAACGTCCCGGGCCGAACAAAAGCTAGTAAGTTTCGACCCATATAATAAGGATCAGCATCGTTATGAATCCGCGTGCGATAACGGGTCTGTAAAACACTGCGAGGTAGTGCTTGGCGAGAGAATACGATATGGCATACCGCACCGAAATCGACCGGGCCCTCGACGAGATGATCGCCGAGGAGACGGGTAAGAAGTTTCAGGGCATTGCCGTCGTTCACGCTAAGCAAAAGTGGCCTCAACTTGTGGCTTGCGAGCGCAACTGGGACGGAGGCCTCGACGCTTATGCGAGCGGAGAGTTGGACGCAGATGGAAGGGGCATTGGCCTCGCCTGTTCGATAACAGCCACGCCCACTAAAGTCGAGGGCGACGCGAAGGACGCCCAACAAAACTATCCCGATCTGCGGGTGCTCATTTTTTCAACCCCGAAAGAGGTGACCCAGCACACTGCGAATATCTAGGCCAAAGATGTGCTGGACAAGTTCGGCTTGCGACTCATCGTCGTTCCGCGCGAAGAGTTCATCACTTGGCTGCTCGATCCCGCAAACTCCGACATCTGCAGAGATAAGTTGGGAATCACCGAGTCTTCCGCGACATCGACTGAGATCGACGCACCGATCGACCAGGCCCGCACACGCGTTAATCCCCGCGAGGCAAAGATCGCCATCCACTTGCTGGAACAAATCCAACGCAGCAGCGCTTCCGTGTTCGTCTATCGCACACTCCTTTAAGGTGCATTCTGTGGCGCACAGGGCGCACTGGAGAGGTGTGGACATGCGATCAAAATATTATTAAACCAAGGGAACAATTCAAGAAGTAAATCGGATGTTGCTGAACGTCTGTTAACGATATAACTGTGCGCGGTTGCGGACAGACAGCATGAAGCCGCGGACGGTATTATTTTTCCCCAAAGTAGGTGAACGACCGTGGCTGTGACCCAAAACTCTACGTTTCCCATCTGCCCTCTTTGCAACGAGCCTGTAGAAATCGAAACCGCGAAAACCAACGCCGATGGGGAAGCAATCCACGAAGAGTGCTACGTCCCAAGCCTCAAAGCGAACAACCGAACGTTCGAAGCGGCATAACAGGGTTAAGTTTGGATTGTTGAGTTATTGCAGAACAGGGAACAAAAATGCCCCTTGAGCGCTGCGGAACGTGCGGCCATCCGAGAGAAAATCATATTGCCGGAAGTGGCAAGTGTTACGCGGAAACAACACTTCCAGACAGTCTTATAGAATTCGAGGGTTGCACCATTTGCGACAAGTTTGAGCCATTGGTAATGTGCGACATCTGCGGTGCAAAAGAAGCAGAACACGTCCTGCCGGGTGAGCGTCGGCGTGTAGCGGACCTGAGCGATCCTGCAGAATTGACGTTCAAGGAACACATTTTCAGGCCTCGTTCAACGAAGTAGAAGCTCACTCCCCCCGTCACCCCCATCGAAAGTTGCCGATGAATTGGGTGTGCATCCGCTCGATCTGATCCATAAGGTTTCGAAGTACGGCAAAGGGCTTGTTGGTTGACTAGGGATGACCCTAAGTGTATGTACGATACGAACATTTGTGAGAAACTTTCCGATTATGGTCAAAGAACTGGTTTGGTTGGAAAACACCCACTTCGCGGCGTGGGAATGCAGGGTTGCGCTTGGATCACGACGGGTCGACAGGATATCCGGCAAACCTAGTTCCACCATCAGGGAAGCTTTCAACAAACATGACTGCGTCAACTTTCCCCGCGCACTGCCCCCTCCGAAACACCGGCGAGGGCGGATTCTCACCATCACCATTAGGTCAATTTTGCTCAGAACGTTCTAATCCTTTCACGTACGCTTCTCGTGACCGTCCAAAGCAGGTAACATGGAGCGGTTACGACCAACTCTTTTCGGGCGGGTCGGAATCTTAAACCAAGGCGACGCAGGCTTCTGTCTCTGGACGCAGGCTTCTGTCTCTGGAGGAAGTCATGAAAAGCGCGGTGGGAATTTTTCATTCGGTAGGTTCGGCGGAACAGGCTGTCGAAGGACTTTTGAGCGTTGGTATGGCTAGAGAATCCATTATCTTTTTGAGTAATGAGGCGCCGGTGGACGGCGGGGTAGCGTCGACACCGACGGCGACAAAGGAAAAGCTGGATCGCGTTCCTACTACCGACGGCGAAAGAGATGGCATGGGGAGGGCGGTGGGCGCGGTGCTGGGAGGAGCGGTGGGCGCTGGCGTAGGAATGGCGGGCGGAGCGGCGATTGCGAGCTTAATGGTGCCGGGAGTAGGTCCGATTCTCGCCATTGGCCTGGGTGCGGCTGCGGTTTTAGGGCTGAGTGGCGCGACGGCGGGCGCGACGGCGGGTCATCGAACCGAACATGCGTTGGAGCAAGGAGTCGCGAAGGACGATGTGAAGTTCTATCACGCGGCACTGAGGCGTGGGCTTTCGCTCGTGATTGCGCATATGGATAGCGAAGATCAATTGACGGCTGCGGAAAAGGTTTTCAAGGAGCACGGCAGTCAAAGTGTTGATGCGCTGCAGAGGGAGTTGGAGAAGGCATTTATCGCGTGGCATCGAAACCTACTTCTGAGGCAAACATGCAGAACCGGCGGAAGGTTCTGAAAAGCATCACAGGAGAGTAATGCAAACCCTTCGCGTTGTTCCGAGCACCGAGGTTTCTATTCATCACTATCGGAGTTGGACAAGGGCGCCTCGCTGTCTGAGCTTTAAGGTTTGGAATCACATCGCGCGTCATTCTTGACTGGCCTTCGGTAACTATCCAAGAGCTGGAAATAGGGACAATCTCACTCAGTTCCAATTCAGCTTCGCGCGAAGGATGACTGAAAGCCGCAAGGCCACACTGGAAACATTGACGTCTAGGTAAAGTGGCAGGCAGTAACTCACAGAGGGAGTGAAGATATGTTGCCGATGATGGAGTACGATGAGTCCTATGGTGATTCCTGCCCACTCATTCGATTAAAACAAACCCGCACCCCCAAAAGAACGGGTAGCAATAAGATTCTTGTCATTGACGACGATCGGAGTTTGTGTCGCGGAATTCAAGCCCGCCTCAAGTTTAATGACTACAATTTCTGTTTCGCGCATGATGCATGGTCTGGGCTCAGCACTGCGCTTGCTGAGATGCCAAACCTTGTCATTCTCGATCTCGGGTTACCCTCCGGTCATGATGGCTATTGGGTAATGCAAAGTTTTAAGCGGTTTCCTCGACTTGCGGTCGTGCCTGTCATAGTTTTAACCGCCCTGAGCGCATTTACCCATCAAATACGCTGTCGGGACGCTGGAGCCCAGCGATTTCTTGAAAAACCGGTCACCAATCGTCGTCTGATGGCGTCAATCCGGGATCTCATGGGCTAAGAGTGTGGCGGGCAGCCTTGCCGGGGTTTGCCCGTTATGCTTTTCTGCTTGAGCAAATTTATTTCGCGGTCACGTCTTAGGCTCTGGGAGTCTCTTTACACACCCTTTCGCTGGGCGCCGCTCTTGGACGTCGATCTCGTATGCAGTCTGACTGCTGGGTTCAAGTACCCCACGTGATAGAGTTCGTCTTTTCTGTACAGAATGTAAACGCCGAGCCGCCTACGGTCGACCTGTGGTGGTCGACCAGCAGGACTGATGAGAACGGGCAGGTGGTTCATTGGGAGCGCTATGTCTCCAAGATCTGCGCTGCGACGGAGCTTCTCACCGACCGGGCATCTACATCGGACCCAACAAACAGGCGTTCGATTCTCCACCCATGCAAAGTCAAGATGCCAGCAGACTGCGAGCCGCTGAGACCCGCTGAGACCCGCACCTCCCGAACCCTCTTCCGCTGAAATTGGCACGGTTTGGACCGTGGGCTTGTATTCCGCCAGCATTGTGTTTGCAAGTACCTGCTCCTCGACGGCCGTCGTTCTCGCTTCCAACAATGTTCATGC